TATTAGATCACTTCAAGTATGTATGGTCAGGACACTACCACAATGGTTATACTCGTAACTATGAAGACGGCAAGTATATTATCTACGCAGGTTCGCCGTACCAGATTACCCGCATTGACCGTGGCGATCAGAAAGGATACCACATCCTGGACTTTGAGACAGGCGAACATGAGTTCTTTGAGAACCGTTATTCAATCCGGTTCACTAAGCATGTGTATCCTACAGTAGACTTGGACATCGTAGCCGGCAATGTGGTTGACCTGGATGTACCATTCGAGTATGCAGACCAGAACAAGAAGATCTATGCATTGGTTGAGAAGATGGAAAAGCTTGGCCCAGCTTATCCCGTAAATATTAATATCCTGCCATATGAAGGCGACTATGAAGAAGCTGACCTTGGCCAGGACTCACTAAACATTATTACACTGTTCAAGAACTACATTGAACAGTTGGATACATCAGTAGACAAGGATGAGTTATTCAATAACTTCCTTGAACTATATAACGGTTATAAGGATCAAGGATAATGCCAGAGCTAATGAATTATGTTATTATGGGGATAGATCGAATCGGTAAGAATACATTCATCAAGACATGTTTGCCTAATTACGAAGAGATTCACTTATCTAAACCACCTCAAGGTGTTGATCCGTTATCATGGACCAAGGCTGAGTATGCAGATTACTTCATGGACTTGAAGAAGTCATCAGGCAAGGTATATAATCGTGGACATATTGATGAGTTCGTATATGGCCCAATCTATCGCAATCTCCCAACTTATTGGTTAAAGATCTATGAACAAGAATTCGCTGAAGAATTAGACAATACATGTTTTGTTTTACTATTGTCTGAGAACTTTGATGTAATGCAGGATGACGGGCAATCACTGGATTACAGTAGACGCCAGGAAGAACAAGAACTGTTTGAGAAACATTTCGATGAATCACCGTTTAAGAACAAGATAAAGATCTATACTATTGATAAAAACGGATACAGGAATAAAGAAGATATCAGGGTAGATTTCTTTTCTGCAACGCATCCCAAGGTAATGCACAATATAGATACGAGACATTTGAGTCGTGCTGAAGTTGAAGCATGGGTTAAAGAATATAGTAAAGCATTTTGTCAACAATTTAAATATGATAAAGATGGCAATGTCAAGACAAAAAGTATTTGATATTGTAGACCAAAGCAAGTGTATTTTTTGCTATAAATAGTACAAGAGGTATTGACAAAAATGATTAACTTTGCTAAATTTATTAATGAAGCTAAGGAAGCACCTACTGGTGAAAATCCTACAGCTTTAGCGAAAAGCTTCATCAACCTATATAATAAGATGTCCAAAGCTACGTACGTCTATATAGATGATATGAAGTTTAAGAATCGATACGGCAATATGACTGGAAGCTTCTTTGTATCTGGTATATCTGCGCTTCGTGTTAACTTTAAAAACAGTGTACCTTTTTCAATTAGCAAATGGAATGAGTATTCTGTTGGTAAGACACCTACGAAGGAACTATTGATTCTTAATAGAACTAAAACAAACCGTAGCGGTTTAACGGATATTGTACCAATGCTTACTAATTTCGATAAAAGCTTTGAACTTCCAAAAGAATGCCGCACATATATTATGATGCCGGATTCCAAGGTCATATATGACCTTCAGGAAGTTGTTGTTCAATTGTATTATCGTTATGATATCACCGACGTTAATGATATTATTAATTACGTCGCAAAGTTTGCCGCACATTATAATGAAGAATTTATTAGGGCAGTTTATGATGTTATCTTAAACTGCGAAAAAGATAATAGTACTATTGCAACTCCGTCTACTGTATCTACTAAAGCTAAGGATGTACTTGAAGACGAATTTCCTGAAGAATATATCGAAGATACAGAAGATGAATTCATGGACACCGTTGAAGTGGAAGGTGCAGACGAAGAAGTTGAAGAAGATGAATCTGCTCGCATTAACGATGAAGAACTTGCTGCACAGTTAGTAGCTGACCCTCTTCCAGTCTTTGAAAAGCTTAACTCTTATGTCTTGCAGATTGCACGCGGTATTGATACTGCATTGTTGATCACTGGCCAGGGCGGTGTTGGTAAGTCTTATAATGTTAACCGAATTCTTTCCGCATTCGGCACTAAGAATAAAGACTATGTTATTATGAAAGGTAACAGCACTGTTGCTGCTATGTATAAGTTCCTTTATGATAACTATGATAAGATTTGCGTCTTTGATGACTGTGACGCAGTATTGGAAGACACTGTTGGTCTTAACATTCTTAAGGGTGCTTTGGACTCTGGTGACATTCGCGAAATTAGCTGGAACACCAAGGGTGCAGACATGGTTGATACATTTGGTTGTACCAGTCATGAAGAAATTGAATCTCGTTTGGAAGAATGGTCTGCTAAGCATAAGGGCAAGGTCGGAACTCCGAATTACTTCCAGTTCCAGGGTGCTTGTATCTTTATCTCCAATAAGACTCCTGAAGAAATTGCAAAGATTGATGCAGCTATTCTTACTCGTTGCTCTCAGGTTGATATCAACCTTCTTGCATCTGAAGTCATGCTTCGTATGAAATCCGTACTTCCTTCTATTAAGGTCTTTAAGGCTAATGGCCAGGACATTACTGATCCTACAATCAAGCAGGAAGTATTTGATTATATCAGTTCTGAATCCTTCTTAAAGGATCCTCGCATGAAGGGTAAGAAGCTTAACTTCCGTCTGTTCAACAACGTTTATAAGCTCCGCTACGGTGGATCTCCTAAATGGAAAGATTTGGCATTCGGTTGCTGCTAATATAAAATTCAGATTATTTTACTACAGGGAACATCGCAAGATGTTCCTTTTTCTATATTTGTAAGTATAATGACAGATAGAGAATTTGAACAAGTAGTAATTAAAACAATCTATGCTAATCCAGTGGTTGCTGGTAAGATTACGCCTATGCTTGATGAAACCTGGTTTTTAGATCCAGATCATAAGTATATAGCTAAGGCAATCATAAAGCATAATGCAGCTTGGGGCGAATGTCCTAATGCTATTGAAGTTAAGCGTGCATTAACTGATGAACGTAGTGTAGCTGAGTTTGATACATGCATGGCTATTCCTGATGAAAACGTTAATACTCCATATATCTTAAAAGAAATCGAAGAATTCGTTCGTAGACGTATGGTTAAACGTGTTAACGACATGGCCATGGAATATTGCAGAACAGGTAATATTAAAATAAGCTTAGCTGATGAAATGGCTACAGCTGAATCATTTACCTTTGATGATAAACTTGGTGTTGATTTCTTAGACGAACCGAATTTCTTATTTGATGGCATTGTCGCAAATGAAAAGATCTTCCCAATGGGTGTCCAAACAATGGATGATATGATCGGTGGCGGTGTTCATGAAAACTCTCTCGTATTGCTTATGGCTGGTTGTGTAGCCAAGGATACAAAAGTTAAGATTAGATATAAAAAACAAAAAAATACTAGTACCTCGCCATAAATAATATAAAGTGAGGTAATATGAAATTTTCCAACAATAAAAAACTTAAAGAATACAATAGAAAAGAACTTTTATCAAAATTAGATAATATAATAGGCGAAGCAAAGACATATAATATTATTAATCATTTATTAAAACTATTAGAATTTAATTATACGGATACTGAAATAATAGAGTTAATGAATAATTATATAAATAGTTCTAATTTATTTAAAACTAGCCATTCAAAAGAATCGTATATTTCTTTTTATGGTGAAACAATTGGTTTAAAATTATATGAAGAATATAAAAACCACAGTTCTATTGCATTATCAATAGCAGGGAAAAAATCATATGAAAATGGTAGAAAAAAATGTTTTGAACACTTTTTCCCTGAATATTGGATAAATAAAGGATACACAGAAGAAGAAGCGCAAGATATAGTTAATAAACGAAAACTAAAAGCAAAAATAAAATCTATTGAATCTTTGCATACTAATAACCGAATAACTACAACTAATATTGAATATTATTTAAATAAGGGTTTGTCTGAAGAAGACGCAAAAATTGCTTTATCTGAAAGACAAGCTACATGTTCATTAAAAGCATTTCAAAAACGGTATGGTAAAGATGAAGGTTTATTACGATATAAACAACGTAATGAAAAATGGATGCAAGCATTAAATAATAAAAGTGATGATGAAAAAGAAAGAATTTATAAAGAACGAATTAATGGTTTTGCAAAAGCACATATAAATTCAATTTCAAATGAAGAAACAAAAATATTAGATTTACTTGAAAAACAATTTAATATTAAAATAATTAGACAATTTCAAATTCATTATGAAAATAAAACTTATTTATTTGATGGAAAATATAAAAATATATTAATTGAATTTAATGGTGATTATTGGCATTGTAATCCAACATTATATAATGAATCATATTATCATACTATTCAAAATAAAACAGCTAAAGAAATATGGGAATATGATGATTTTAAATGTAACATTGTAGGGAAAGACTATAAAAAATTTATTATTTGGGAAAATGAATTAAATGACACAAGCAAAATTATTGAACGATTCAGATTATATCTATGAAGAAGTTGAAATTGAACAAGTTCAGCAATTACTTAATGATGGCTATGATGTTGAAGTAGACTCACCTGAAGGATATACTAAAGTTTTACGATATGTAGAAAAAGGTACTAAATGGATGTTTGATATTAAATGTAATAATAAAGACATTCATGCCAGTTATGATCATTTATTTGAAACACAAGAAGGTTGGGTATTAACACATGAGTTAGACCCGTCTAAGCATAATATATTATGTGATGATGGAAGATTTCATTCATTTACTATTAAAGATACAGGAAATATGAATGAAGTGGTTGATATAGAAGTATCAAATCCAAAACACCGTTATTATACTAATGGATTAAGTAGTCATAACACAAATATTGGTAAAACTTTAATGCTTTGCTCTATGGCAGCATCAATGCTATTAGCAGGTAAAAAGGTTTTATATTTATCATTCGAAGATCCTGAATTGAAAATCTATCAGCGTATTGCACAGAACTTAATGGATCTAACACAAAGCCAACTTAAGACAATGACGCGTGACACCTTTTTACAGAGATTTGAACAAGTAAAGCAACGTTGCATTGGTGGGCGTTTAAAAATTAAACATCAACCAGAATTTACTACTAATGCTTTAATGATTAATTCAATGTTAAAGGAATATAAAGAAAGAGAACACTTTGAACCTGACGTTATATTCATAGACTATATAGGATGTATGATTCCTAATGGATACAGCAAGGATATGAATGATAATACTCGTTTGACTCAGGTAGCTATGCAGGTTCGTGCAATTGCTACAACATATCATTTGCCAATCGTTTCTGCTGCACAGGTTAACCGTGGTGGATATGGCTCTGCTGATGTAGGATTGGATGATGCGGCTGATTCATTCGGTCAGATGACCAAGGCTGATGCAGTCTTTATTATTACAAGACCGCCTGAAATGGAGAAAGCTGGTATGTATAAGATATTCCTCGGTAAAACCCGTTATGGTATTACTGGACCGACTATGACTACGATTGGTGTGGATACAGAGAAGCAACGCATTTATGACTTAACACAACAACAAGTAACATTGTTTGAAGAAGAAACATCTGATACATATATGGCGAAGCCTGATGATGGACCAGACATTAATGACTTTATTTAGGAGACATGATGGAAGAAGAAATACAATTAGTAGACCCAGTCCAAGTGGCTGAAGGTAGCTTAGAATTCTCCGACGATAGATCAACGTTTGAAACTAAGGAACAGCTTTATAATTATTTTAAGGCGAATGGTTTTGACATGGAAGATATCGATCAGGATACAAAGTTGCCGCGATTCTTAATGAAAGTAATTAAGAATGAAACTGTGGAATATAACAAGTTCAATAATATTTTGTACAAACTTAATAAAGAAAACAAAATAAATATTATCGACAGTATGGCATATCTTGTTGAAGACTGGCTGGAACCAAACTTCGCATTGAAATGCCTGGATGAAATGAACTATTATTCCTTAATGAATTCTTTGAAACAAAAACATAACTTAAACCATAGGCAGGATCTTAGCGAGTTCTTCGCTTAAATTATGTACTACGATAAATATCAAGTTTATACACTGTGGAAACGACTTAATAAAATATGGGGTATGAAGAGATTCAACACTGTAACTACCACAGAACTACTGGAAACAGACTTAGACGATTTATTGATTAACGTGTTTATTGCAGACAATCCGCGAGTCGAATACATATCTAACTATGCTATTAACATAGTGAATGAGATTCGATGCGGAATAGTGTCACTACGGAACTGGGCTATCATGGTGATAGCTAAGGCAATGTATGAAGGGAAATTTCCAACTTTAAAGGACTGTTCCAAGACATCAACCTTAAAACAATTTGCTATATTTAATAATAGAGAAGAAGTTGATGGCCAGATAAAGTTAATTAATGCATTGACTGCACAGACGAATTCCGGACTTAATGAATTCTCGAACAAAAAATTCACATTGTATGAATTAGATGAGAATAAAGAAAACAATGCCTATAAACTTTTTAAAGAACGAAAGATTTCTCCGATATTCTTTATTAAAGGCTTAGGCGCTCACAAATTCGAAATTAATGAAAACGATGTGAAAGAATACGAATATAAAAGATTCATTATTTTTTCAAAAATTATTTTAAAACTATACTCAGAGGTAAAGAATGCCAATTAAAAGAAATCTTGACAGCTTGATTGCATCATCAACTGTAAACACCAACGTTAACGGCCAGCAGGCTAATACTAACTTTGATATCGAAGGTTTGTTCAAGCCGACCTATGATAAGAATGGTTGCTTTGAAATCACTCTTCGATTCCTTCCGCCTGTAGCATCTGAAGATATGCAGTATATTGAAAACCGCGCTCACTGGTTGAAGCAGGTTAGCGGTAAGTCTATTGCTATTGACTGCTTGAAGCGTTGGAAGGCACCGGGTTCTAACAAGGGTAATCCGTGTCCGATTTGTGATTACAACTCCAAGATGTTCGACAAGTACGGTCAGATTAAAGGTGAATACGCAAAGCATAAGCTTGCTTCCGCTCGTCCGGAATATATGTGTAACATTTTGATTGTTCGTAATGACAATGCTCCTACTACTGAAGGTCAGGTCTTCCGCTTCAAGTACAGTAAGCTGATTAAGGACATGCTTGATAAGGCTGTTAATGGTACTGGCGAAACCGATGAAAACGGTGATGTAATTCCTGGTATCAATCCGTATTCCTATTGGGGACCGCAGGATGCTGATGTCATTTCTGGTGAAGTCCGTGCCGGTGCTAACTTCGTATGGAAGGCAAAACCGGGTGAATATGGTCCTAACTATGAAGACTCTCACTTCAACAAGCCTTCTCGTATTACTAAGTGCGTTGACGGCGTAAACTCTATGGGTCAGCCTTGTAAGAAGTTCCAGCCGCTCACCGATGCAGAAATCGATGTTATCGAATCTCAGGTCTATACCTTGAAGGAACATGAAACCAAGCAGGAATCCGCTCGTTCTTATAACGATACTATCAAGTATGTTAAGGACAAGTGTGGTATTGATCTCGGTCTCACTCTCGGTGTTAAGACTGAATCAATCGAATCCGAATACTTGAAGACTGCGGTTGCACAGACCGTCAATACTGTTGAAGTAGATGATGACGAAATGTTTGCTGGTACTCCGCTTGAAACTAAGAAGCCTGCTGCTCCTGCAGTTCAGTTCGCTAATTTTGATGAACCGGCTCCTGCACCTAAGCCAGCACCTGCTCCGGCTCCGAAGCCTGCAGCACAGCCTGTTATGGCTGAAGATGAAGATGACTTCTTCGCTCGCCTCGGCCAGTCACAAGAATAACTCTATCTAAAAAAGTCAAAATAAAATAAGGCAAGTGATGATGAGTCACTTGCTTTTTTCTATATTTAGATTATATGAATTATAATAACCCTGATTTACGTGTACTTAATGTTACACATGCAGATATGGATGGTATTGCAAGTACTATCGTATTAAAGAACTTTTATAAGAAAGTTATTACTGTTCCAGTAACATATCAATCTGAGAAGGCTATTGAAGAAGCACTCAAGAAGAATGCAGGACAGTTTGATATAATTATCTGTACGGATTTCTATCCGGCTAACACAATTAATACTATTCGTAATACTGCGCCGTTCTTGGTTCTAGACCATCATGAAACAGTACAGCAGTATAATGACAATCAGACAATAATCATCAATACAAGTATGTGTGGTGCAAAGCTCACATATAATTTCGTCAATCATTATAAGGATATTTCCCATTTGAAGGAATTCATTGATATCGTGAATGACTGGGATATGTTCATCCTGGCCGATGTTCGTTCTCGATTCTTTAATAACATCTATTGGGAAATGGGAGCTAAGTGGTTTGCACGAAGATTCTTATCTGGCAACTGTACACTGTATCCAGAAGAGAAACAGTATCTACTTGATGCTCAAGCAGAATTCAAAGACATGTATGATAACATGGAGATCAGTGATCTTATGGATGACGGCGTGTTCTTTGAGACTGATCGTTTTATGAATGAATGTGTCGAAGCATTGAAGAAAGACGGCTATAAATGGTTTGTTATTAAAAACAAGAATTCGCTGTCTGTACGAGCAGACCATGTAGATTTAATGGCAGTTGCAAATATATTTAATACAAATGGATATAATATGGGTGGTCATAACCATGCGATGGGTTTACCTTTAAATTATAAATCTGATATTGGTAAAGTATTAAATGATTTACAATATGCTTATGATGCTGTATATTTAGATGATTAAAAATGGAGATAGTTTTATAAATATATAAGGTTAAGTACCCTAATACTTAACCTTTCAAGCATAACAAACGGAGGTTATCATGCCTGATAATATATTTATGGGCTGTGAAATTTGTAAACAGCAGTTTAAAACTTTAGACCCTTTAGGTAGTCATTTAAAAAATAAACATAATATTACAATAAAAGAATATTATGATATATATTATAAAAAAGAAAATGAAGGTAAATGTTTAGAATGCGGGGGTAATACCGCATTTAGAAAAATTACTCTAGGTTATCGTCAATATTGTTGTAAAGATTGTTCAAATATGACTCTTGGCTCACGGGTAAAGCAGTCAAATATGTTACATTATGGTGTTCCAGCAACGACATGTTTAGAATCGGTTAAAGAAAAAGTTCAAAAAACATTATTAAAAAATTATAATGTAACAAATCCAATGCATTCAAATGAAATAAAATTAAAACATAAAGAAACTAATATTAATCGTTATGGTAGTGAGAATGTGTTTGGGTCAGAAATTATTAAAAATAAAATTAAAGAAAC